TGGGTGACAAGCCATTGCCCGAAGGCTCTATTGTGTTTGCAACATCTAACAATGCATCAGATGGTGTGGGTGACAATATGCTGGCACACGCAGGTAATCGCGTTTGCATTATGCGTATGGCTAAGCCTACGGCTGACGAGTGGCTGTCATGGGCATCAGAGAATGGTATCTCACGTGTCATTCGTGCGTGGGTTTCTATGTTCCCACGTTGCTTGGCGTCCTACATTGACGGTGACCAAAAGGACAATCCGTACATCTTCAAGCCAAGCATGACATCGTTGTCGTTCGTGTCCCCACGTTCGCTTGCAAAGGCAGATGTGATTGTGCGTAACCGCGATGCTATGACTGAGAACTCGGTGAAGGTTGCACTAGCTGGCACTATCGGCGCGTCCGCTGCCGGCGACATGGCAGCGTTTCTATCACTTGAGAAATCTTTGACTGACGTTAAGGACATCATCAAAAAACCAGACGACATTGAAATGCCCAAAGACATCAGCGCGCAGTTGATGATTATGTTTCAGGCAGTAGATGTTCTCTCGACACAGGATGAGCTGTCTAAATTCATGTCGTTCGTTAAGCGCGTTCCATCGTCAGAGGTACAGGGCGTGTTCTTTACCATGATGATGCGCTCACCTAAGTCATTGCGCTTGGCACGTAACAACCAAGACATCGCTGATTGGGCTAAGAACAATCACGAGTTGTTCTGATTTGATTCCCACGGAGACGTGGGATGTTATTTTATTTATCCATTCATTACTAGGAGATCGACATGTCTAAGCAACAGACAAGGATTAAACGTGCGCACATTGCGTTGATGAAACACCCCGAGACAGCCTTGTACTCAGGTGTGATGCTGATGGGTAGCACTGAGGTTACAGACGGCGCGTTCACCGCTTATACCGATGGCGTGAACAAGAAATACTCTACCCAATTCTTGGAGAGTATTGACAACGAGTCAAAGGTGCGTGGTCTTGTGCTGCATGAAAACTTACACGTGGCGCTCAAGCAAGTGGCGTTCGGTAGAAGTATGTTTGAAGAGCATCGGAAGATGGCGAATCTAGCTGCGGACTTCGTAGTGAATGACATCATTGAGAACATTAAAGGCACAGTCGCGGGTACTAGCGAGGCTATCGTGTTGCTGCCTGACGGTGGTGTGTATGACCCGATGTTTCACAACTGGTCAATGCGTGAGGTGTTTAACTATCTAAAGAAGAACGCCAAGCCCAAGCCCAAGGGTGACGGTAACAAAGGTCAGAAGGGTCAGAAGGGTAATGAGGGTGACCAAGGTAACGACCCATCCGAGGGTGGAGAGCAAAGTAGCGGTGACCAAGAATGGGAATCCATTGAGGTCAATGGCAAGGAGTATGACCTTTCTCAGCAAGACGAGCATGACTTTGAGAAGATGCTGGAAGGCTTGTCGCATGAGGAGATCAAGGAGATCAATGACTCGATAGATAAAGCTCTACGTGAGGGTGGACTGCTAGCCGGTCGCATGGGTGCAAAGCTGCCTCGTTCGATTACAGACTTGCTTGAACCCAAGGTAGATTGGCGTGAGGCTCTGCGTGACTTTGTGAGTTCCACAACCAAGGGCAATGATGAGTTCACGTGGCGCCGTATGAATAAGCGTCACATGGCTAACGATATCTATATGCCAAGCGTGGAGAACGAGTCGATTGGCGAGATCATTGTGGCGATAGACACGTCAGGCTCTATTAACACGGAAGCGTTGACTGCGTTTGCTACAGAACTGGCATCAATTTGTGGCTTGTGTACACCTGAGAGAGTTCGCATTTTGTGGTGGGATACAGAAGTACATGGCGAGCAAATCTTTGAGAGCGACTACGAGAACATCGCTGGACTTCTTAAGCCGTTGGGCGGAGGCGGTACACGAGTGTCAAGTGTGAGTGAATACATTAACAAGGAAGGCTTGAAAGCTGAGTGTGTGATTGTGTTCACGGATGGGTATGTTGAGCGTGACATCGCGTGGGGAATCTCTAGTCCAACTCTATGGATGGTCACGATGAACAAGAACCTAGAAGTGCCGCTTGGTAACAAGAAAGTTGTGGTGGACAACGATGAATGAGATGAATGAGATGGCGATAGAGCTTGGAGAGATTGCTTACATGGTGTTGGAACCTGCCTCTCAACATCACTCGGCTGAGGAGATAGCTGAGCAAGCTGAGAGGTATCGCTTGGCTAAGGAGATAGCTGAGTCGAGGGAACCCGCCTCTCAACATCGCTTGGCTAAGGAGATAGCTGAGTCGATGCAAGCTGAGAAGCATCGCTTGGCTAAGGAGATAGCTGAGTCGATACTGGCTGAGAGTTCCTCGACAGAGCAAGCATACCTGTATTGTTTGCACAAATTAACGAACGGAACGCAACAGCCTAAGTTGTGGCGTGATGTATTGGCTTGTATAGATGAATTAACTGGAGAAAAGAAATGATGGGATTACAGTACGCGAGACTAATGGATATAACAAAGATTGCACCGCACTTCCGTGGAAACAAGGATAGGTTTCCTATGACTGCTAAGCGGGACAGCCGCAAATACTTTATTAGACGACAAGAGGATGGTCATACAGTGTTCGACATCGTGTATGGCGTTAAGTGGGACAGAGTTGAAATAACTGAGAGTGAATACAGGGAGCTTGACGCGCAGGGCAACAATAACATAGTAAATTATCGGAATGGAGATAAAAATACCTATGTACGGTACATCTCTTCAATGAACATCATAGGGACGGTGCGACCTGACAACACGTTTGAGTTCAACAAAGACCAATATCACCAAGGTGAGCGCGGCTATCTCAGCAGTTACTGTCATGGGTACTTAACTACAGACTCACGCAGGGGTGGGATGATATATAGCCTAGGCAATAAACTCGTTCCGGTATGGAGGGGCATGCGTATAGATGTTAGCACTATGCAACCTAATGTGCCTTATGAGGTATTCATCAACCATGTAGACCGCAAGAAGGCAAAAGAATTGCTATCTAAATACGAACGCTTCTATAAAGTCTCTGAGGTCATGCTCAAGAACATGTCAGAGCGTACTGCAATCGAGACGGCGAGGGAGATAATTAATGAGGCTTGGGGCGAGGAGGAATGGAGGGGTGGAAGTAAGGTGTTCAAAGAAGCAGAGAGACTCATAGATGATGCTCCGGTAGATGCTTTTCTTTTGTACTGCATATCGCTAGACATAGATAGGTTTTATTACAGCGTTGCGTATGAGAGGAGCTTAGCCCCAGCAGAGGAGAGGTCAGCGCATGAGAGATTATTCTTACGACTCAAGAATAAGCTAAACAAAGAACTGTACAAGCAACACGCAGATGTCTTTAAGGAAGTCAAGTGTGAAGCAGGTAAGCGCTTTCCCGCCTGTGATTGGGGCGTGAAGATTGTTGTTGAGGGCAAGGAAATGGAGCAATACACATGATGAACATAACGGTAGAAGTACGCGATGTATATGGGCAGGTGAAGTTTTATCCTAAGTGTGACTCAGCGAAACTGTTTGCTGACATAGCAGGAACTAAGACTTTAACTGCCGATGCCTTGAAGAAAATTGAGGCTCTTGGTTACTCTGTAGCCACAATTAGAACTGTAACTTATTAAGGAGATAGACATGACTGTTAGTAGATTTTTTCTTGACGGCTTTCATGACGAGGAAGCGTACAACGAGTTGAAAGACTCACCTGTGTTCACACTGGTGCGTGAACTGGAATTTAAGTATGGGCTGAAAGTTTTGCGTAAGGTAGATAGCAGGTTCCAGCGTGACTCAGGGTGGCAATTGGCGCACAAGAACGGCATCGCTGTTTGTAGAGTGTCTACCTCTATGGAAGGTGGTAAAGACCACAACCAATTAGAGTATTGCTATAGGTCACCTTTCTATAAGAAAGAGCGCGGCTCTTCAGAGAATGATAGAGAGACTATACGAAGCATAAAGGTATCTTCACTGATGGCTACCCTGTCACGTCATGGGGTCGTACCTACTATGGCGTCTTTAGCGAATAAGAACGTTGCGGAGTCCTCTATGGCTAGAAGAATTATGCGAGATAAGTTAGGCAATAGTGATAAGCGTAATGCTCTATCACCGGACGAGGTTCATGGGTTGTTACTTAAAGCTTTTAACAAACCTTCTTGTAGCGATAGCGCGGTAGTAGACTTAAATAAATGTCAAGAATTACTTGACAAATATGAAGAGGCCGATAGACTTATGAAGATCAAGCAACAAGAGGTCAACCGCATGTTCAACAACCCTTTCTACATGATAGGCGTTGATGTTTCGGGTGACTATCTTATTGGTAAATACAAGCTGGTAGGAGGGGGAGAGGACACCAATGCGTATGAAACTGTTGAGGCCTTTAAACGCTATCGCTCATACGAAGATGTGCCCGAGCTTATCCCTTTGATGACAATGGTTAAAGTTGCATACGAAGACAAGTCGAATAGAACTGGAGTGATACCCCTGATGGATGGCTATGACGAGAATCTTGACGCTGTGTTTTTCTATAGATCGACCCCGACTTACTACGAACGTGCTTGGATGGTCACACCTTGCTGAGTACAAAGACTGGAAGCATGAGTCCCGTTGTGCATCACCGAGACTGGAATCTAGTAAGGGTTCCTTTGCGCAAGGTAGACAACAAGTACACGGTTTATGTGGCTGATGACCTTGTGCGCTACTACGATAGCGGGACATTGCCGGACGTGTTAAAGACAAAGATGGCAATGATTCTCGCATCACCGCAACCGAATCTCATACCCGAGTACAAGTTGCAGAAGCTGAATGTGTATAGCGTTACGATGCCGCACCTTGAGTACGATGGGTGGAGGTCGTCTGAGACATGGTTCTGTGTAGTGATAGATAGATTAACTTTAGAGTCATTGAAAGGTGGGACGGTAAATGGCACAAACGCCTGAAGGTAAAGTGAAGGACAAGATCAAAGATATTCTTAAACGGCACAGCATCTACTATGCGATGCCGCATGGCGCGGGGTTTGGTAACGCAGGAGTACCTGACTTCTTGTGCTGCTGGCGCGGTAGGTTCTTAGCTATAGAGGCGAAGGCTGGTAAAGGTAAGCCTACTGCATTGCAGATTAAAGCGCTAGGCGATATAGACAAGGCGGGAGGTACTACCTGTGTTGTCAATGAGGAAAACTTGCACGAGTTTGAAGTCTTTATAAAAGGAGATGTATGACAGTGAAAGTCCACGGTTTCAGCATGGGGTTGAGATCGTTTTTTAACGCCGAACTAAAAAGGAAAAGGCAGATGAGTAAAGTAGTAGAAGTAGCTAACACAATGGCTAACAGCGTTGGTGTTACGGTAAGGGACATCATGAAAAAGTTTAAGGTATCAAAGCCTTACGCATACAACTTGATGTCGCAAGCAAGGAAGCAGTTTGTCAATCGCCGCGATGAAGCGTTGGCAAAACCCAAGGCTAGGATGGCTAGGGTACAAGCTATTGAAACTGTCGCGGTAAATGCGGATGCTATCAATCACCCAACCCACTACAAGACAGGTGGTATTGAGACTATTGATTTTATCGAGGCAAAGAATCTTAACTATCACTTGGGCAATGTAGTGAAGTACATCACTCGCGCCGACCACAAAGGTGATCGTTTAGAGAACTTGAAGAAAGCGCAGTGGTATCTCAACCGCGAGATTGAAAACCTCTCTAAATAATTTTTTATTTCATAGATCAATTTAGCATCCCACGCATACATGGATGCTAAATTGACACCCTAGATTGATACCAGTTGTTTTTTACTTTGGAGGAATAGACGTGAAGTGCCCCTTGTGCAATGCCCCAACCGAGACTACCGACACAAGAACTAAGGACAGTCTTACAACAAGACGAAGGATGTGTTTCAACGAGCACATTTTTAAGACAGAAGAGAAAGCCATTACTGACCCTAGGCCGAAGCAGCTTAGATACAAGATGCAATGAATGAACAAACCATACAGAACTTGAGGCACACGGCTGAAGTTATTGCCGAAGCAGCTAGTGTGCTTGAGGCGGCGGCAAAAGGCAGGGGCAACCCCATCCAAATGCGCCGGACAGCAGAGGAACTAAAGGCAATTGAACTTTTACTAAATGAGGTTTTAAATGAGAATTGAATCAGTAAGTCACAAACCACCAGTAGAGCCAATCAAACGCATCGAGGCTGATGAAAAGAAAGCGGCTGAGGTCAAGGTACAGCAAGAAGCTAAGCCCGAGAAGGCTGAGAAAGCTCCTGAGCCAAAGCGCGACCCCGAGCGGATTCTGTCCGAACGCGCGTGAAGCTGAAAGAAGCTGCCGAACTAGCGCTTAAGGCGCTAGAGGTTGTGCGGGAGTTTAACAAGCTCCCGTCATTCGATGAGGGTTTTGTGGACAACGCTATTAGTGCGCTCCGCGATGCCCTTGCTAATAAAGTTGAGGAGGAGCAAGACAGTGACATGTGATGACCATCTTTGGACAGATGTGAGCGCTAACCGCACATCGGAATGGGCATGTAGCAAATGTAAGAAACTTTATACCCAAGTCAAGCCTAGTACAGCTACCAGCAAAGGGCCGTGGGAAGGGCTTAGAGAGAAAGACATTTCGGACATCCTAGAAGATGTACGCAAGCAAACGAACGGTAATGTCTACTTGACATTTGCTCGAGCAATCGAGAACGAATTGAGAAGAAGGAATAGCTAGCTAGAAGCGTAACAGGTGGGCTTTATGATGGATTTTTTAGGAGATATTATGAGTATCGAGTCCATCTTAAACGCTTTAAATGGTTTACGAACGTCACGAACCTTGTCTGTCAAAGAGAAGCAGGAAGTAGTTGAAGCCATCAAACGCCTTGAAACTATGCAAGCAGCTATTGATCGTATAGAACGCGAACTAGAGGAAGAACAAACATCATGATTATCGAAGCTATTAAATTTGCCATTGAAGCCATCAAGCTAGAGCTTGACGCAACTACCCCTATGCAGTTGAGCGAGTCCACAGAAGCGCTGTGCCATGCCAAGGACGTACTGCAACATGCTTTGTCGTATGCATCTAAAAGCGGATGGAAAGACCTGACTGAAGAAGAGAGCATGTCTTTGATGCTCGACAAGAAAGACGCGCCGTTTGACCTAGTGGCGGCGGCGCAAGAGCGACTGCGGGAGAAGAATACACCCGCAGAATATGCAATGGGCTATGCCGAGGGTTTCAATGATGCTTGCAAGCCAAAGCAGGGTGGTGAAGCATGACTGAAGCAATGAAGGCACTGCATGAGACTTCTGAAATGCTGAAGGATGTTCTTAATCAGATTAACGAACTTGTGGCAGAGAACAAAGCGCTGAAGAAAGCCGCACTAAGAGCGGAAAGGGCGCGTCCTTGGTCAGGGCTAACCGCTGATGAAATAACAGAGCTTGCAAAGACTTTAACGAAAGGCAACTTCATTGCAGGGATACAGAACATTGAATCTAAGTTGCGGGAGCTGAACACATGACACAAGATGAAATCATTGAGATGGCTAGACAATGTGGCATTGTCATTGGCTATCCAAAATACATTGGTTATCCAAAATACCAAGCCTTTGAAGCATTTGCCAAACTGGTAGCGGCTAAAGAGCGTGAGGCGTGTGCAAGGGTGTGTGAAGAAACCGATGACGGCACGCCATACAACTTGGCTGAAGAGTGCGCCCGTAACATCCGAGCAAGGGGACAAACATGACTAAAGACGAAATCTGCGGGTTGCTCAGACAAATCCACGATGTCCTAGCTATGCAATCAGAAACAAATCAGGTCAAGCCTGTGGCTTGGCTTGAGCCTGAATGGGGTGAAGCGATATGTCCCGAGGTTGGGTATGAGATAACGATGACTGATGATCATCCAAGGGATTTGGGTTGGACGCCTCTTTATGCCCACCCGCCACATAAGATCGGGAATATTGGTTGTTTAGGTATGCCAGTAAATGTTCCAGTTACTCCACCCCAGCGCACATGGGTAAGGCTGACAGACAAAGAGATTGAGGAGTGCTGGGACGGTGACTTGTCACCCTATCAGATGCAGTGCATTAGGGAGATCGAAGCTAAGTTGCGGGAGAAGAATCATGCTTGAAATCTTTTTACTACTAGCACTTGGCGGCGCGAGCTTAGTGCTGTCTGTATACATCACCATTCGGATTTTTATAGGTGAAGACAAATCAGATATATGAATTTAATTACATTAGACTTTGAAACATTTTACGACAACAAACTTAAGCTAGGGTTTAAGTATCAGACTACAGAAGAGTACGTAAGAGACTCACGTTTTGAAGTCATAGGCGTTGGTGTGAAGGTTGACGACGCCCCAGAAGAATGGTTCTCAGGTTCGCATGAGGAAATCTCTAGCTATCTCAACACATTCGATTGGGACCAATCTGCACTACTCTGTCATAACACATTGTTCGACGGTTGTATTCTTAGCTGGCACTTTGGTATCAAGCCAATCTTCCTGCTAGATACTCTTAGTATGGCGAGGGCGCTTCACGGCGTAGACGCTGGCGGGTCGTTATCTAAGCTAGCTGATCGGTACGTGCTTGGCAAGAAGGGCGATGAGGTTATTGCCGCTGAAGGTAAGAGCCGTAAAGACTTCACCCCCGCCGACTTGGCGCAGTACGGTGAGTATTGCAAGAATGACGTAGACCTTACGTTCAGGCTATTCAGAGAGTTAGCGGGTGAGTTTCCCGAAGAAGAGTTAGAGCTTATAGACATGACCCTACGCATGTTTACTGAGCCTGTCTTTGAGGTTGACGATGCCTTGTTGCAAGAAAGGCTTGCTGATATGCAGGCGGAGAAAAGCGAGCTTCTCACGGGCTTAATGGAGAAACTCAAATGCGATACAGAAGAAGCTGTACGCAAGAAGCTATCTAGCAATAAACAGTTCGCAGCAATCTTGCTGGAGCATGGCATCACGCCCCCGATGAAAGTTAGCGGCACGACAGGAAAGGAAACCTATGCTTTGGCGAAGAATGACGAGGGATTTTTGGCGCTCACTGAGATGGAAGACACATTTATTCAGCAGCTATGCGCGGTTCGTCTTGGCACGAAATCAACCATTGAGGAATCGAGGATTGAGAGATTCATCGACATTGGTATGCGTAATGAGGGCCGTTTGCCAATACCTCTTAAATACTATGGTGCCCACACTGGTAGGTGGGCAGGGTCAGACAAGGTTAACTTCCAAAACTTGCCATCAAGGGACAAGAAAAAGAAAGCCTTAAAGAACGCAGTAGTTGCTCCCGAGGGTCATGTAGTTATCAACTGTGACTCCTCTCAGATTGAGGCGCGTATCCTTGTATGGTTAGCTGGGCAAGAAGATGTCGTTGAGCAGTTTCGCAACGGAGAGGATGTTTACTCTATCTTTGCATCTGAGGTATATAACCGACCTGTCAGCAAAGCAAATCCTACTGAACGTTTTGTGGGTAAGACCTGCATTCTCGGGCTTGGGTATGGGACTGGCGCGTTAAAACTTCAGCACACGCTAAAGACTACGCCGCCCGGGGCTGTCATTGATGATGAGGAAGCTAAGCGTATCGTGGGCGTGTACCGCGATAAGAACGACATGGTTATTAAACTTTGGCGTGAAGGCGACAAAGTGATTGATGACCTAGCAGTGTGGCCTAAAGATAAGCAGGGTAACCCACACAAGCCGTACTACTATGGTAAGAATCATTGTTTGAAAGTTTATAAGAGTGGCATTCGGCTGCCTAATGGGTTGATGATTCGCTATCCTGATCTAGGGAAGGACACGTCCGAAGCCACGACTAAGTACGTCTACAAAAGCCGCAAAGGGCCAGTGTCTTTGTGGGGTGGATCGCTAGTTGAAAACGTAGTTCAAGCCTTGGCGCGGATCGTAGTCGGGCAGCAGATGCTGAAGATTAAGAAGCGCTACCCTGTGAAGCTGACTGTGCACGATGCGGCGGTGGTTGTGGTTCCTGAAGCTGAGCAAGAGGAAGCCCTTGCATATATCGTCGAGTGCATGTCTGTGCCCCCTGATTGGTGTGAATCTTTACCCGTGGCATGCGAAGCCAATGTCGGGCGAAGCTACGGTGATTGCTAATGCGACCCCTGTGGAAATACATCAACATAAAGACGCGAGAGATTCACTTCTCATGGGAACGCTGGTACGACAGAGTAGGTTTTTGGGAATTTAGATTGCCCCCTGCACCAAAAAAAGTTGCACGAGACCCAAAAGAAGAGTTAGAATAAGTAAAATTTAACTGGACAATACATGAGTTTTACTTGGTCGTTTTCTGCTCTTAAGGATTACATCAACTGCCCTAGGCAGTACCACGAAACCAAAGTCTTAAAGCAGTTCACCAAAAAAGTGACCCAGCAGATGACGTTTGGCACAGAAGTACACAAACACTGTGAGGACTACGTGGGCGAGGGCAAACCCCTGCCAAAAAATTACCAGCATTTCAAGCCTGTGCTGGACTCGCTATTGGAGATTGACGGTGACCGCTACCCCGAACACGAAATGGGGTTGCATTTAGATGGATCTCCTTGTAAATTTACCGACCCTGACCGCTGGGTGCGGGGCATAGCAGATCTGTTAATCGTGGATGGGGAGCAAGCTTATATCGTTGACTACAAGACCGGAAGTAACAAGTACCCTGACCCCAAACAGTTAAAGCTTATGGCGCTCATGGTGTTTGCCCATTTCCCTAAAGTACAAACCATTAAGGCTGGACTTCTTTTCATCGTACATAACAGCTTTGTTGATGAGACTTACACGCGAAACCAAGTCGAGGAGCTTTGGGGCCATTTCCGTCCTGATCTCCAACGCTTACAAACTTCCTACGACACGGGCGTATGGAACCCTAAAAGAACCCAACTATGCGGCTGGTGCCCTGTCACCACCTGCGAACACTACAAGGAAAGATGATGAAGCAAGGCGCTTATATTGATTACGCATACCCGATGATGATGGCTGAGAAAGCACTGAAAGAAGCCCACATCCACATGCTTGGCAACGACCATGACAAAGCGATAGAGAAAATCTTGGTAACAATGACTGAGGCTAAGATGACACTTAACTCAATCAAGCTTATGAAGGAAAACAACCATGCCGTACGTAAATAAACCGAGGCCGTATGCAAAAGAATACCAACAGCAGAAAGAGCGCGGGGAACATGATAACCGCATGGAACGACAACGGGCTAGACGCAAACTCGATGCCGAGGGTGTTGACCGTAAAGGAAAAGATGTTGCTCACGTCAAAGCGCTATCTAAAGGGGGAAGTAACTCCGATGGACTACGGGTTGAGAGCGCGTCTAAAAACAGATCATTTAAAAGGAATTCCGCTGGCGCTTTAGTCTCTGAAACTAGCAAGCGGGAGCGTAAGAAATAATAGTCACTGCTGTAAGGCATGAGTGGGCAGTGGCGGGGGGCTTGCAAATTTGCTACCCGTACAACCATGTCAGTCAGGCGGCGTAGTTCTCCCCAGTGATGTGGCGCGACAGGCTTGACCGACTAACCCCCGTAAGGGGTTACGTTAAAACACAGTAAAGGACAGTTTAATGAATGTAGTAGAAGACACGGTAGTCCATATGGTGATTCCATCTTCTGATCTTGGGTTTTTGGTCGGGCACATCGACAGAGTTGAAGTCCTCAAAAACGATGGAACCGATGCTGAGGTTGTGGTGTACTGGGGCATAGAAGAAATGCAACGCCTTGTGCGGTTGTATGGTGAAGCTCCTAACCCAATGCTAAAAGAATACGACTGGCCCGGACTGTATGCGCCATTCGTCCACCAAAGAATTACCGCCTCATACCTAGCGCTTAGGGATAGGGCCTTCTGTTTTAACGAAGCTGGCACAGGCAAAACTTCATCTGTGATTTGGGCGGCAGACTATCTGATGACGCAGAAACAGGTCAAGCGGGTGCTCGTCATATGCCCACTCTCAATCATGTACTCAGCTTGGCAAGCTGACATTTTTAAAACAGCTATGCATAGAACGGTAGCTGTGGCCCACGGAGATATCGCTAAGCGCAAAAAAATTATTAACGGAGAGTATGAGTTTGTCATTATCAACTTTGACGGCGTAGGGACAGTTAGTGAGGAAATCAATAAAGCAGGGTTCGACCTGATTGTTGTTGATGAAGCTAATGCATATAAAACAGTCTCAACAAAACGCTGGAAAGTTTTAGCTAGATTGCTTACTCCTACTACACGGCTATGGATGCTGACAGGTACACCCGCTTCACAGTCACCACTAGATGCGTTCGGTCTTGCCAAACTAATTAACCCTAGTGGAGTACCTAAGTTCTTTGGGGCATGGCGTGACAAAGTTATGCAGCCCATCAGCCGATTCAAATGGGCTCCCAAGAAAGAGTCAAAGACTTTAGTCTATCAAGCGTTGCAACCCGCCATCCGTTTCGAGAAGGCAGACTGCTTAGACCTACCGGAGGTGATGTACCAAACACGTGAGGTTCCGCTATCGCCACAAGTAGAAAGATATTACCGCATGCTGAAGAAAGAAATGCTCATCAGCGCGGCGGGAGAAGAAATCAGCGCAGTCAATGCAGCAGCAATGCTCAGTAAGTTGTTGCAGCTATCGGGTGGAGCAATCTATACCGACACCAAAGAGGTAGTGGAGTTCGACGCAAGCCCAAGGTTCAATGCGTTGTCGGAAGTTCTAGACGAGACGAAGAACAAAGTAATCGTGTTCGTGCCGTACACCCACACTATAGAACTGGTATCTAAATTTTTAACCGACCAAGGAGTAAGCAATGAAGTAATCAACGGAGCAGTGTCAGCATCAGGGCGTTCAGAAACTATCAATCGGTTTCAAACGCAAGAACATCCACGAGTTTTAGTTATACAACCGCAAGCCGCATCGCATGGGGTGACGTTGACAGCCGCCGACACAGTAGTGTTTTGGTCGCCTGTCATGTCTGTGGAGACCTACTTGCAATGCATAGCGCGTATTGATCGTGTCGGGCAGAAGAATGCTATGACAGTCGTCCATCTGCAAGGGTCGGAGGCTGAGCGAAGAATTTATCAGATGCTTCAGAACAAGGTAGATATGCACGAAAGCTTGGTTGATCTGTACAAGCAGGAGTTAGGAATATGAGTGAATTTACAGTAGAAGACGAAACAAATTTGGAAGAATTAGTCAAGATATACTTGACAATTAGAAATGAACGTGAAAAAATTGAGGCTGAGTGGAAAGCAAGGAACGACGAAATAGTTGCTGATTTGAAGGCGCTAGAGAGTCGGATGCTTGTGACCTGTAACGAGAACAATGCAAGCAGCATCAAAACCGGAAGTGGCACAGTGATTCGTAAACTCAATGAGCGTTACACAGTGGCAGACGGTGATGTATTCCGCAAGTTTGTTCTCCAAGAAGGTGCAGTTGAACTGTTTGAATCCCGTATTCATCAGGGCAACTTTAAAGAATTCATTGCTGAACGGAAAGACGATGGTCTACCGCCCGGCGTGAATGTAATGAGGGAATTCGGAATAGTTGTCCGTAAACCCTCTAATTAAGTTAGTTCAGTAAACAAAGGAAATTTAAATGAGTAATGATCTCGCAACCCTGTTTAGCGGCGCAGTGATGGCTCCCATCGAAGGCCTAGATGAAGACACCCTTGCAGTTGCAGGCGGCGCACGGCAAAATAAACGCATCTCCATCAAGGGTGGTGTGTTCCGCAAGTACGCTGGCGGTAAAGAAATTGGTGCTATTGAAGACCGCTACATGAATGTGATCTTCGTCAAGATGGCGCACAAAGCTTCTCGCATGTACTATGACGGTGCATACCAAGAAGGACAAAAGATTAGCCCCGTGTGCTGGTCTACTGACTCTGAGCGTCCTGACGCTGACGTGAAAACTCCTTGCGCTGCATCCTGCGGCGAGTGCACCAAGTCTGTTAAAGGCTCAGGCGGTGGTGGTACAGGTACAGCTTGCCGCTTGTCTTGGCGCACTGCGGTGGTTCTGCCAAACGACCCAGCCGGTGACGTGATGCAGTTGGTTTTACCCGCTACTTCCAGCTTCGGCAAAGAAGATAATGGTCGATTCCCATTCCGTCCATATATCCAGCACCTCGCGTCACACAACGTGTCTGCTGGTCGTGTTATCACAAAGATGGCGTTTGATACTAAATCACCGACTCCTAAAGTCTTGTTCAGTCCCGCTGGCAAGGTCGAGGATTCAGACCTGCCTATCATTGCTCAACAAGCGAAGAGCGCCGCCGCTGAAGCCGCAGTGAAGATGAATGTCTTCCAAAGCGACAGTATGGGTGACGTTGAAGTTGCTGCACCACAAAACGTGCGTGAAGTAGTAGAGGAAGAGGCAGATGTGCCGGAACCCGTCAAACGTGAATCAACAAAATCCACACCATCGGAAGAGAAAGACATCTCTGACGTTGTGAAAAAGTGGTCTAAGAAGTAAGGATAGAAAATGCCACGGACATACAGCGAAGCTTTTTTGATTGAGTTGCACAAGGCCAATCCTAATAGGGCTGGCACTGCGCTCGCACTTGCTTGTGTAGAGGCCAACCTCCCTGCCAAGTACGTAGCGAAAGCACTTGATGTGACCCGCATGACTGTCTTTAGTTGGTTCCGTGGCTCTCCTGTTCGCCATAAAAATCTTCTAAAGATAGAGTCATTTATTAGCTTGATCGAGGATGACACTGCAAAAGGTGTGCTACCTGCGCGGAGCACCATTCAGGCTAAAAAATATATAGAGGAGTTAATCGAACGAATGTAACTCCGAGGGTCTTAGTGCCCTATTCCCTTTCACCGAGCGGACATGGTTCCGCTCTTTTTAACTCTGACGAGACATGTTAAAACAATTCTACGAGAAAGCATTACCAAGTCAGGGTGTCTATTGCGTTGGTTCTATTAAGAACAAAAGGCTCAAGCACAACTTCGCAAAGACGCTCGATGATGCAATTGGGATAATCAATAACCTGAAAGACGAAGGCCATGACCTGTTCATGGCGATGGGGACGTTTAATGGATACAGTAGGAAAGCGGTAGATTGCTGCTTTGTGCGGTCACTCTTTGTTGACCTAGATGTCGGTGAGTTGGTAGACAAAGACGGCAACCCGACAAACAAGTATGAAGACAAAGACAGAGCGCTGGAAGCCTTACAGAAACTACTTGATGATGTAGGTTTACCCGAACCCATAGTGCTTGACTCAGGTGGCGGCATCCACGCCTACTGGCTTTTTGATAGAGACATTCCACGCGATGAGTGGAAAGGCTATGCAGAGAAGTTTAAATCTATCTGCCTTAAAACTATAAAGATGGATCCCGTGGTATCAGCAGATGCCGCCCGTATCCTACGCTGCCCCTACACATTCAATCACAAGTTTGACCCAAAGGTTGAAGCTGCCTTTTTGGTTGATGAGTTTCCCGTCTATGACTGGGATGAGATGAAAGAGTTGCTGGGCGAACCTATATTGCCCAAAACTGACGATGTGCTGGCAACAGTATCAAAGGGGCTGGATGATGACACCAAGGCGATGCTCAAGCTGGACAACTTTGCGAAGTCATTCGACACACTAGCTGAGAAAAGTTTTAATGGGACAGGGTGCAATCAGATAACACACATTCTGAGTAACGCTCAAGAACTTGAAGAACCCCTGTGGTGGGCAGGATTATCAATCGCAAAGTTCTGTGACGATGGAGCCACCGCCATCCACAAAATGTCAGAAGATTACATTGGATATAGTTATGAAGACACCGAAGAAAAGGCAAGTCGCCTACCTGCTCCGCGCACCTGTGAGTGGTTCAACGACAATTACCCAAGACACTGTGAGGGATGTCAGCACAAGGGAAAAATCACCTCCCCCATCGTCCTTGGCAAAGAGTTCAAAGCAGCACCCGCGCCAAATAAAGAGGAATCAGTTCGGCAAGAATCGGGTGCCAAAACATTTTCTTCTTTCCCCGAATTCCTCTACCCATTCTTAAAAGGCGCGAACGGCGGCATCTACTACCAGCCGCAAGCTAAGTACAACAAGCAGGGAGAAAAGATTGAGCAAGACCCTATTCTTGTTTTGCCACATGAATTTTTCCCAATTCGCAGGATGTTTAGTAAGCATGACGGCGAATGTTTGTTGATGCGCTTAGAACTACCACGCGATCCTGTACGCGAGATCCTTGTACCCATGAAACATGTGTACGCCCAAGATCAATTCAAAGCACTCATGTCGTCTAACGGCGTGTTTGCTTCAGCAGAGAAATTACCACACCTTATGAACTACGTAATCAAATGGGGACAATACATGCAACTAAATGACAAAGCGGAAACAATGCGGATGCAAATGGGCTGGACTGAAGATATGTCAGACCCCGATTGGGCAAGGCGCAGCTTCGTGATCGGCAAGAAAGAAGTTACCCACACGGGACAAATCATAGATGCTCCAGCGTCTCCCTTTGTGCGGGGCATAGCTAAACATCTAGTACCTCACGGTGACTACGCTAGGTGGCGAGAGTCTACGGACTATTTGAACCAACCCGGGTTTGAGATGCATGCATTCACCATGCTTTGCGGTATGGCGTCCCCTTTCATGAGTTATACGTCAACTGCTGGCGTAACTGTGTGCCTTTTAGGTAAGTCTGGCAGTGCCAAGACCGGAGCAATGTACGCCGGATTGAGCGTTTGGGGCAACCCAAAGGAGCTTAGCGTGTTTGAAGCCACAGACAATGGTATGACTGGGCGTTATCTCGGATTGCACAATATCCCACTTGGGGTTGACGAAATCTCAAACAAGGACGCGAAAGTTCTATCGCAACTTGTACACAAAATTTCTCACGGTAAAGCCAAGATCAGGATGCAGGGCTCAGTTAACGCAGAACGTGAGCATGAAATGTCCGCCTCGCTTGTTGGCATCATGACTACTAACCAGTCAGCATATAGTAAGTTTGAAGGCATCAAAGCAAACCCCGACGGAGAGGCAGCGCGGCTTATTGAGTTTTTAATCCACAAACCTGCCCTGCTAGAGAACAACGGGTCGCTAGGCAAACACATCTTCAATGCTTACAACTTTAACTACGGACACGCTGGCCCGATGCTTATCCAAGAAGCGTTTCGCCTTGGCGATAACTACATACACGACAACATAGCAGTGTGGGACGAGAAGTTCATAAAGGATTTTGGTGACGACACAACTTATCGTTTTTATCAAAACCTGATGTCCGCAGCTTGCATGACTGGCGCAATGGCGCACAACGCCAACATCATCAACCTTGACATAAATCGCGTGTATCACGAGACCGTACTAGAGATGATTACGATTCGGGACAAAGTGGTGAAGGTCAACCGCACCGACTACCCATCTATCTTAGGTGATTACGTCAACAAAAACTTGGGTAACATCTTGGTGCTTAAGGACGGTAAGGTAGCTATGGAGCCGCGCGGCCAGATCGTAGGACGTATCGTCAGCGAAGAAAATCTTATGCAAATCTCCAAGACAGACTTTAAGAGGTACTTGGCAGAGCGGCAGATCAGTTCACGAGAGTTTGAGTTTGAGATGCGGGAGAAAAAGCTGCTCATCGACGACAAGAAAGGCCGCCTCACAACGGGCTGGAAGTCTGCGGTGCAGGTAGACCCAGCGTATCTGTACTGGTTCAGAACTGAACTACCGGAGAATTTCTTTGATGACGCCGGACAAGATAATTGAGCCGGAGTGGATTTTTCCGTTCCAAGGCATGGAGGTCGGGGATAGCTTTTTTATCCCTACCCTTCACTTCGCTGAGATGATGTACGCGATTGATAGCGGGGCAAAGCGCTGCGGGATACGAGCCAAGTGTTATGTGACCACCAAGGATGACCACATAGGTATACGCGCATGGCGCGTTCGTTAGGGCTTGATCTCGTATGCGTCAAATATATCAATCATCTGCCGCTTTACTATGTTTTGCTGTAGGGTCAGCACAGTAATAAGTTCACGTTTTACGTCAGCAGGTATTGTTTGATCCCGACGGATTGTGTTGGCTTCTTGGCGTAAGTTTCTAAGTTCACCGTTGACCATCTTGTTGTACAACTCAACGGCTGGGCGGTTCATTGGGTGTGCTTCATCGTACTCAACTGCTCTTTCCGGCTTAGTGTCGTACATCTTGATCTGCCGTTCTATGGCTTTGATCTGATTTTCAACTTTAGAAAACTCACGTGAGTCCACGTTAGACCGCGCGCCAAAGAAAGAACCGAGTAAAGGCAAATCAGTCTTAGGGTTAAACGGGGGCCGACTGTCAGTGGTGTCAACAATCCCGTACATCCCGTCAGCAACCCTTGCAATACCATCAATGTAGCTATTCGACAAGAAGTACAGCGTGTTGGGGCTTACATCAACTTCGCCGAAGAAAGAACCAATAGACGTGTCTGCAAGATATACGGCTGCGTCTTTGTATATCTGAGGAATTTTGTCCCCGCCTGTGTACGCATCACCGAACTTACGGTTCTGGTCGTTGTAAATCTTTTGACCAAGACCATTCTTATTCAACGCGAACTCAAGAATAGGACGCGCCGCGCTTGGCGCAACTGAGTCCAAGACAAACTCTAGTGGCATTTCCCCGGGGGGCATGCGGGAAACCGGAATCGGGATAAAAGAATCCAGCGAAATCTGTGTAAATATGTTCGCCGCCATGTCGCCAAACGATTGCTTACCTGCACCATAAGCCGCTATCTGTGCGCCCGATGCCATGAACGCGCCAAGACCGAAGCCCCACGGTAGCTGGAACACTACTGGCTCTTTAATACCCATTGATTCGGTAATAGCCTTTGGTATGTGGAAACGCGCAAAGCGTGTCCATTGCTGCATGTTATCTGTAGCTACTGCATTACGTCCGAGGTCGTCATCATCAGACATCATCAACGCCATCATGTAAGCAATTACGCCAAGACCCGTGAGAGACGCAAGCATTATGCGAGAGTTGTCGGTTTTCTCTTTATAGTTCTTCTTGAAAGTTTCCCTAGCCTTGTCACTCAAGCTAGGAGACAGACGCTCCATAGCGCGATCTAGTGAGCCGGGGAAAGCTGGAACTACAGCCTCAATCGCACGTACTGCGCCTGTCGCAGCGGGACGGAAGAACATATATGCAGCACCCAGCGCCTTGCCATACTCACCGACTTGTTCAAAGTTAGCTAAGTTTTTAGCGTAAGCAGACGCCCGTACCTTAGCTGCTTTCTCTGACTCGCCTTTTGACAGAGCAGTTTCTTTAGCTATCTTGTACGCAGCGGCACGGCTGGCAATCTCAAACATGTCAGTCCATGTGTCAATAAACTTCTCTAGCTGCTCTTTCTTATGCATGATGCCTGAACGCCCAATATCCTTGTGCAGTTCTTGGAAGTTGGACTTGATAGACATACCTTGCAAGTACGACACCATGCCACCCTCTTCAATGAATTCAACCATTGAGGAAAGATATGGGTCGGTCTTCGCTAGCTGACGCAGCGCTCCTTGGCTTTTAGCATCGCCCTTCTCGTAAAGAATAGCAACCTGCATGGCTTTGTACAGCCCGTTTTTAGCAACAACCATTGTGGCTACATCGCCAAGAAATCTCGCTGCTTTTGCTGGCCCTAGTTCAGCGCCGATAGTAAACGCATTGGTCAACATATCGCGCACAAAGTTCATTGGAGCAAACTGATAGTTGTAGCGAGTGTGCATCTTGCCAATAGTGCTGGTTATAGTGTTGGCAATGTCAGTGAGAGGCGTGGCCTTTTTAAACGTGCGGCGAACTGAGTTCAGCAATTTTGGGTCACTGATCTGAAGCACATCAATGCTGCCGTCTTCGTTGTAGTGGAATAGAGTTGTCTCGCCTTTGAACTCAGCGGGGTCTATATCTTTGCGCTCTTCAAATGTAATTTTCCGTGAGGGCTTGCCCGGTATAAGTTTTTGGTCTATGGCATTTTTAACTGACTGGGTAACGTCCTTTAGCCCGGCACGCATTGCAGAGCGTGTAGCGTCAGACATAACTTGCAGCACAGGGTTAGTAGATACGCTATACCGGCCTTCCATAGACGCAGGCGCATCTTGGAACTCTCGCCCATTTTTACCGCTACCCATCTTGCTAAAGTCAAGCTGTGAGTCGCCGTCACGGGAAGTACCTTTGAGGGGAACGTAATAGTCCCAACCGTAAAAGTTCACACGGTTGTCTACTGGGAACGACCAGTAGTTTGACAGACGGTTAAGGTCAGCAGTGCGATCAGTTAAGGTTTTAATCGCTGCTAGGACTCGGTCAATTTCTTTTTTGTTTGGGTGTTTTTCGTATGCGGCTGTAATAGATTTTACAGAGTCAGGTGACATACCTGTTGCTGAATACAGAGACTCATTTCTAAAGTCGATGCTTTGCGCACCTGTGTGCCCTGCGGGGCTACTACCTAGTGGGTCAACATTTTTAGAAAGCTGTGGCGCGCCGTCTTTGTAGATGATATTTCCGTTCTTATCCTGCTTAAATATGATTGCATCAAGCTTAGCGCGTAGATCTTTTGCTTGTGCTTTGGTCATCTTCTTAGCGTCAAGAAGCTTGACAATTTGTGCCCTAGCAGCAGCAGGGTTGGTAGTACCGCCACTCAAAGTATTGCTCGTGCTCAGTGGCACATTCAGGATAAATTTAATCATGCGCCTTTCAGGTTCATGAAGCGCTTCTAAAACACGATGCAACTTGTTGAGCGCTTGGTCAGTTTTTATACCTAAAGCTTTGGCAAAATCACCAACAGCAAGGTTTAACTCCATAGAAGGATCGGCAATGGATCGGTTAAAGTGATTCCTAGCAATGCCAGTAGACCGAACAATCTGTTCGTAGATATTGTTAATCTTGTCCTGACCCTCACGGTAAATCTCCCCAGCTAGATCTAACGCACGTTCCCACTCTTTAATGTGGTAGCGGTCATTCTGGAAGTCCCGTGCAATTTCTTGCCAGCCATCAACTGTGAGAAGTTTTCGCTTCCAGTATTTCCACCCTTTAGGCATTTGATCCTCTTTAGGATCATAGGATTTATCATCCTCATCAAGACTATTAACATCCCGTGAAGCGGTCTCCGCTTTTTTCGGTGCTTTCTTTGTTGGCAGTGCCGGTAAATAAATGGGCTGTGTAGGTTTTGCAAGCATGTCTTCAAACGCTGCTGCAATCTCCATTACATAGTTGGCCTCGATGTTTTTGTTCGCCACTCCGCTTTTACGCAAGTAGACATCACGCACTTTAAGTATTCGCGCAATAGCCAATTTGAAAGCTGACCACTGAGACTTTTCTTCGGGGAGGATTGTCCCAATGTTTTCTTCTTCCGTGGTTGCATACCCCTCTTTAGTAGGAAGCTTATTCATTGCCCCCACCACACTACTGATAGCCTGCTCGTCATGCAAGTCTTGTTGCAGTTGGTCGCTAGTCAGCGCGTATGCCACGAATTCAAACAAATTTTTGTACGCCTCTGGGTGGTCTTCTCCGAGAGTCTCACGAGTGTCATTCATGATGCGCTCAAGCTGCTGCACGCCTCTAAGCTGCTCAGCGCTTAACGACTTTTTGTTTCCGTTCAGATACTCATTAATGACTTTGACCGTACCTGCATGGATAATTTCGTGCAGCAGTGTGTTGCTGCTGAGTCCTTCCTTAGACACATAGATAGTGTCGTTTTCAGGTTTATATTGCGCCAAGTCACCGTCAATCTCTGAAGAATCAACAATTTTTATCTTGGTATTAAGCTTCATCTCAAATAGAGACTGAGCTACAGCTTTCATAATCCGTTTGTAAGGATTGGTTAGCGCGGTTGTTGGGATGCTACGCATGTGCTGCAAGACACCTTGCAGATTTCCCTCGGACACCATCTTGACAACATTATTAGGCAAGGAGCTATAAGATGGTTTATTACGCTCATAGCTTTCACGCGTTTTACGGTCTTTTTCTTGTTGCGCTTCAGACTTGCTGCGCACTTCGTTTTGGCGATCAATAACGTTTTGTTTTTCGCGTTTCTCGCCTTCGCTTAGCTTACTGTCTTCAACAAGTTTCTTACCGAGAAAAGCAAATGCAACATCTTGTTGCGCGCCAGCAAGGCTTACTATATTACTTCTGAATACGTCTTTTTGTTCGGCTGTTAGGTCTTGCCAGCGGGGAAAGCTGACAGGAAAAATCTTGCTGTAAGAAACGCGCATTTCGTTATACGCATTGGCAATTCGACGTTCTTGGGGAGACATCTGCTCCTTGTCACGTCCGCGCATTTCCCGCATGTATGCCTGTAACGCTTTGGCAGCTTTGCGGTGCTCGTTCTTGCCACTCGCAAACGCCATCTTCATCTTGTTGGTTTTTGGGTCAAGATCAACCCCAGCAGTAATGTTTCCGAAGTAAACGTCTTTATAGTCAGCAGCAAATTTCTTGCTGTACTCAGGTAGCTCAAGGCGCTCTTCACCGTGTGCTTCCAGTGCTTTCTCAGCTTGGTTAAAGCGTTTAAGCGCAGCTTCTAAGCGTGTGTATGCAGGAGTTTCCTGTTCATCAGTGGCTTCATCAAACGCGTTTTGGGCAGCTTTGAGTTCTTTGTTCGCCGCATCGCGCTCAGCAACCAACTTCAAACGGCGCTCGTTAGCGGCTTTGGTTTCCGTGTTTACTTCGTCACGAACCTCGTTGTAAAGACGTTGATCCTCATTGCTAATTTCATAATCAGGGATAACTCTAGGCTTGCCCTTCTCGTCAGTCAATGATTCCTTGTACGCCTGAACGCGCTCTATCTCTTGCGCTGAATCAGACTTTTCTTTGCCAGCCACTGCGTATGGCAGTTCGCCTTCTTCCAAGAAATCTTTCTCGATGCTCTTGGTCTCACGACGCGCAGGCAGTGTGCCTGTAATACCCTGATTAGCCAAAAACGCATTAAGGAATTTTTTCTGTTTGGATGCATCGCCGCCATCCGACTCAATCTCTGCGATCTGGTCTCGACGCCGCGCAACTTCCTCCTGTAGTTCAGGAGAAAGATCAGAAATTTTCTTAGGGGTTATTGGGCCTGCTGGCTTTGCTGCTGGGGCTGCTGGTTTTGCTGCTGCTTTTTGTCCTTGCGTTTCTGCTTGGACGGCTTTAGGGGTCGTAGTGCCACTTGGGGTTCCTTGTTGACGTTTGGTTAATTCTGCTTGTACGAGCGCATTCTCGGGATCGTTGAGGTAGATATTGTTGAGTTCAGCTCTTAGTTGTTCATCAGATAGTTTGCTAACTGCTTCCGGTGTAACCTCCCCGCGAGTCAGCTTAAATGGGCTGGGTTGTAAGTTTTCTAATGCACTGGGCTGTTGTCCTTCTCCGACAGGAGGTTGTCCAGTAGTCTCTCCAGTAGATACCACTCCATCGAGTTGAGCTTCCTCAGAGGGGGTGGGGGCGGCGTTTGTGTTGGGCTGTTCAGCCACGCTAGTGCTTGTTCCAACTGGGGGTTGGTTAGTTCCTGCAACATTTTGCTCTCCTTGTGCAGCGGTGTCGGTTAGGGGTGTTATTGGTGGTATTGGCTTAAAGTATTTTGTATCCAGATTTAGCACTTCTTTTAGCTCAGGATCGACCAATTCAGTGAGCGTATCGAATTGTTTAGTCGCAGTTCCAGTAGTAGCTTTTTCTTGCTCTTGCCCCTGCTCTTGTTCTTGCTTAGCTAGATTAGAGAATTTATTGGACAGGTGTGTACGCGCACCACCAATACCGCCCGGCACAACGGACATACCGAATGCAGCCGCTGCTGTGTCTACATATTCTTTAACAGCTTCAGCGTCAGTCAATGACAACTTAGCGCCGTAGCGCTCTGCCATTGTTTGGATTTCTTCGGCTGGTATTTCTTTGAGACCAGTTACACCAATTCGCTTAGCAATATCAGCAGCTAGATACTTTGTGCCAGTCTCACCGATCTTAAGAGAGTCAAGACCGATCTTGTTGATAAAGAAATCCGCAACGCCATGCGCAACCGCCGCAGGCAAAACGCGAGACATCTCAATGTCTTCTGGGCGCTCACCGCGCCGCTTAGCTTCTTCCACCGCACGCCCCGTAACTTCACCCGTGCCATGCAAGCCTGCTTGACCTACCATACCAGCGGTAGAACCCATACGCACAATAGCTTTTTTAGCCTCAGCCTGAACGTATCTTTGCGCGGCCTCTTCGCCTTGTTCTTTGGCAACTTTTTCCGCTATCTCTTTAACGCCTTGTTTTAACAAAGTCTTGGACACAGCCCCCGCCACCGCGCCGGGCAACGCGCCAACACCAGCACCAGTAACTGCGCCAACACCAGCGCCAATACCCATCATTGCAAGAGTCTCAGCGATGTTAGCTACGCCAGCACCCATTTGGTACGGGAGCCAATCAGTGACTACGCTGCCAATGCCTTTTTCCCATGCGTTTGTAAACGAGTCAGTATCGCGGGTGACTTGCTTACTCTGCCCGACATCCATAGTCTCGATGCCGCCTTCAATCAGAGATTTAGCAGTGTCTGTTGCACCTAGCTTTTTAGCAGCAAGACCAGCAAAGACTTTTGCTCCACCGTATGTTTCTTGTAGGCCCGGCAGATAATTACGAATGCCACGTACAAAGTCGCTAGACCCTTCCGTGTCGGGCTCAGAGGGCGCAGTAGGCGCAGTAGGCGCAGTGGGTTTTTCTACTACTTGAACAGCCGGCGTTTCTAAGCCGTACTTTTGATGAATGGCTGCTTTGGTCGCGTCATTCGCATTAGCGTAGTTCGGATCCTGCGGCGCATACTTATTGAAAATAGCTTGTTTAGTAGCAAAGTTTGCATTGACATAGTTAGGGTCAACAAGAACTTCTTGTAAGGTGGGCATAGCTTAGTTCAACAAGGGATTTGATGTGTCTACTTTACCAGCATTACCTTTAGGTGGTGGCGTTTTAGTTGTTTTAGGAGCTTCGGCGCTCGCCCCGCTAGCATTCTTTGCAAGCAAGTCGGCCTTTTTTTCGCTAATACGTTGGAGTTCAGCCTCTGCGTTTTCACGTGTTTTTTGATTTGGAGATATTAAAAGGTATTGCTGTCTTTTTTCTA